CAAATAAATAATAAATTTAATTAAAAATAAATATGACAAAAAAAGATTTTAGTAAAAAAGATGCGTATTATTTTAGCCACGATGCTAATGCGCAAGATGACCCTAAATGTATGGTTTTAATTGACCAGTTAGGAATGGAAGGGTATGGTATATTTTGGGCATTAGTTGAAAAATTAAGAGCAGAGAAAGAATATAAATTACCATTGATGACACTTGAATCTTTTGCAAGAAGGTGGGGAACATCTAAAGAAAAAGTAAACACTGTTGTTAAAAATTTTGGTTTATTTACAATTGAAAATGATGAATTTTTCTATTCACAACGTTTAAAATTTTCAATGGAACTAAAAAGTGAAAAGGCTACAATATCAATAAATGCAAGGTGGGCGAAGGATAAAGGTTTAAAAATTGATACGACCGTATTACCAACGAATACGAATGTAATACGAAACGATACTATTAAAGTAAAGGAAAGTAAAGAAAAAGAAAGTAAAATATTATTCAATGATTCTAATTTATTTGATAAGTATATTTTTAAATCTGAATTTCCTGAATGGAATAAAGAAAAATTAAATTACTATTATGAAGCAGCAGTTGCTTATTCAAACGAAGGTAATAAATATTTAAATTGGAAATCTGCTATAAGTAATTGGGCAAGGCGTGATGATGTAACAGGGAAAATAAAATTTGAAACTAAAATAGCTGAAAAAAATATCATATGGTAAACATCTTAAAAATAAACGACAAGAAAGTAAATTCGGAGTTTATGGATTTATACGAGAATGGAATGAGAGCAGGTCATTTTATAGGTTTTGAAGGTGCAAGAAACCATTATAACTTAAGACTTGGTAATACTACTATTTTGTACGGACATCCAACAAGTGGTAAATCTCAATTTATGTATCAGCTACTAATATCAATGGTTGTTAATTATGGTATGCGACCAATAATATATTCACCTGAAACAGGTACTGCTGCTGAAATATATTGTGAACTTATCCATTGCTTGACTGGTAAATCAATGAACAAAGCACATAAGAACTATATATCTGAAAAAGAATTATACAATGCAAAAACTTTTATTCAAGATTATTTTACAGTAATAGAAGGAAACGATGAAGCAGGTATATCTTTTGAACAATGGTTTGAATATGTTAAAGAAGCAAAGAAACTATATAATTGCAACTTGGCAGTGATAGATAATTGGAATGATTTAGACCACGATTTAAAAGGTAAAGGTAACGGATTAATATCTGAATATTTAAAATATGCTTTGCCAAAGTGGAATAGATTTGCAAAATATCACAACATCCATAACATTATGGTTTGCCACGCAAGAAATCCAACAGTTGAGAAAGGTGAGCAATTTCCACGTGCGCCAAGACCAGATGAAATAGAAGGTGGAAGTGTATGGTATGCTAAAGCACAAAGTTTAATTTGCATTCATCGTAATTACATAGAGCATAATGGAAACTTTATACAATCAAATATTGTGGATATAGATATTAGGAAAGCAAAACCAAAAATAGTAGGAACAAAAGGTAGGTTTGCACTTGGTTTTGATTTAATAAAGAATGCTTACTACGAAGAGTTTGAAGGATATCAGCGATACATAGCTACACCTTTTAATAATGTAGACAATAACCAAAGCAGAATAGATGCTTTTCACCAGCCTAATATACCTTTTTAAATGGAATTAGCAATAAAATTTGGCAAATACATAATGAGCCTAACAAACGAGCAAAGAGAATACTCAACAGTTGAACAACTTTATAAAATATTTATGACTTATGAACGAACTTAAACAATTTCATGATGAGCAGCAAAAGTTAAACGAAATGCGCACAAAAGACTACAAAAAATTAAGATTAATTATGGATGAATACTGTGGGTTTACAAATCTAATGACACAGAAAGAACCTAATTATATTAATCTATGGCATATTACATCGTTTATAGAAGACTTTGAGGCAAAGGTGATACAAAGTACAGGCGACAGAAAAATAACCGCAGAAAAGCACCTTAAAACCCTTTACCTAATCCAACAGCAGTACGGCAAGTATTATTTTGAATCAATTATTTATCGCCAAAAGGTGCAGGAACTTGAAACAAATCAATTAATATTTAGTGAAAGAATCAAGCAATTAGAAAGTGAAATAAAATTATTAAACAATTTAAAAGAATTTTAGTTGATAACTTGTTGAATACTTAAAAAACAATAGGGTAAACTTTGATGCGCCAATAATGGTAACAATTTGGAACGTGATGATTTAATAAACGAAATAACTAAAAACCCTGCTTATCTTGATACTTGTAAAAAGTTAGATGCAGGATATAGTGATGATATTTTTCAGGAGGTTATTATAGAAATATTAACTATTCCTGCTGAACGATTACCCACATTAAATTATTTACAGTTCTGGTATTATTGTGTAGCTAAAAACATTATTTCACGTAATGGCAAGTTAGGAAAGCTATTTAGTAAAGAGATTCCAATGGATGAATTTATTGAAAGTGAATCCGAAAGAATTATTGATGATAGCGATTTGGACTTTAAGAAAATAGAAAACTTTATGTTGGGGTGCAGTGAGTTTGAAAATAGAATAGTGCTACTATATGCAGAACATAAATCAATGCGAAAAATTAGTAAAATAACTGGCATTAGTTATTCAGCATTGAGGTCAGTAAAAGAAAAAATAAAAAAATTTGCAAATGAAAATCCTTGTAATAATTCCGAGTTATCCTAAAATAAGTGGTGTAGACTACCACCGATTACTGCAACCACATAAACGAATGGCAGAAATGTTTATTAAAGATGTGGATATGTATCAAATAAATGAAATAGACACAGCAACAATAGAGTTCCTGCAAGGATTTGATATAGTTATAGCAAACCGATTTATAAGTAGGGTAAATGGAAACGATGTAATAAGAAAGTTAAAGGATGCTAACGTGCCTTATGTATTAGATATTGATGATGATTACAGGTTACCTAATTGGCATATTCTTCAACAAGCAGCAAAGCAAGAAAACCACGCAGAAAAGATATTACAAGCACTACATTATGCGAAAGCAATAACTACAACACACGAATATTTAAGTGGAACTTTAAAATATGAAGCAAGTCAGCCTAATGCTTTTGAAATACCAAATGCAATAAATCCTGAAGAAGACCAGTACAAGTTTACTAAAAGAGAACTTGATGTAGTTAAGTTTGGTTGGAGTGGTAGTATAACACATTTTGAAGATGTATTACTTATGCACGATGGTTTATATTCACTTTACAACCAAGAACATTTAAAAGATAAATTCCAAGTAGTTTATGGTGGATTCAGCAAAGATGATGAAACATCAAGAGCAATAGCAGGTGTAATGTCTTGTAAAGGCAAAGCAAGTGAATCACAGTTTGCAACCTACCCAAGTGTATCAATAAACGAATATGCAAAGTTTTACGATACAATAGATGTTTCACTTATACCTTTAAGAGATAACCGATTTAATAGGCTAAAATCAAACCTAAAACTTATCGAAAGTGGATTCAAAAAGAAGGCTTGCATAGTAAGTAATGTGCATCCTTACGAACCAATGTTGAATCATGGCAAGAATTGTTTAGTAGTAAAACATAAAAACGATTGGTATAAGCACATGGTTAAGTTAATTGAAAACCCAAATATGATTGAAGATTTAAGCGAACAATTATATTTAGATGTACAAGTGCAACACATTGATAGAATCGCTGAAGCAAGATACAAGGCATATAAAACAATTTTAAAATTATGACAGCAAAAGAAAAAGCAGAAGAATTAATAAAAAAATTTACTTTTAATACAAGATGTTTTAGTGAAACAAAAGGCTGGGAGGATTGTTTATATGATGCTAAACAATGCGCATTAATATCAATTAACCAAATTATTGAGGCATTAGAAACTTATGATGAAATGACTGAAAAACATTTAAAAAGAGAATTTCCTAATTACTTATCTTGTGAACTTCAAAATATGGAACAAGATTTTAGATATTACCAAAAAGTAAAACAAGAAATAGAAAAGTTATGATAGATAAAATATTTTACTGCATAGGAATAGCAATGCTGTTCACTGCCTTTTTTAGTTTAACACAAATACCAACGTGGTTAGATTTTAAACCATTTAACTGCAACGTGTGCCTTTCTTTTTGGATTTGTGTAATAACTATTCAATTTGATTTAATTCAGTACACACAAGCATTTGCAGTTGCAGGTTACGCTGCCTATTTTTCAATGATATTAAAACGAATAATGTATAAAATATGAGAAACTTTGATGAAATATATTTTGCAATGAAGAAAAAAGGTGATAACAGATTTAGCCTTTTAGAATTAGTAAAAATATTTGATAACGAAACAAGTTGGGTAGGTACAAGCCAACAACTATTAGAAATCAAATCATTGAGCCACGAGGTTACTGGCATACGTTCAGGCGATTGTTCTGCTTGTAACCTTGATGCAGTTAAGAATATGGTTAGGTGGGTAAAACAAAATGAACCTAATATAAAGATAAAAAAATAATGGCATTAATCGCAATGGCTGTGCATGACACAGAAGAAAACCAAAGAAGTAAATACACATTACAAACACTAGATTCTTTAGTTGAAACAGTTGATTATGAAAAAAATAGGTTAATAATAATTGACAATGATTCATGTTTAAGAACTAAAAATATCATATTTAATTTTATAAAAGAAAATGATAAATGGATTGATGTAATAACCAACACTGAAAACGTAGGTACTGCAAAAGCAATAAACCAAGCGTGGGCATATCGTAAAGCAAACGAAACAGTTATCAAAATGGATAACGATGTAGTTATAAATAACTATGGTTGGGTAGAAGAAATGGAACTTGCAATGAAACTTGGTGGCTATGGAATATTAGGTTTAAAACGCAAAGACTTAATGCAGTCACCAAACGCAAGTAACCATTGGAAAACAGAACTTAAAATGCTACCACACGAGAAAGGTGATAACTGGGTAGTAGTAGAAGAAAGTGCAGATATAATGGGAACAGTGCAAATGTTTCACCCTGAACTAATAAATAAAATGGGTGGATTAATGCAAGCAGGGGTTTATGGATTTGATGATACGTTAGCTTGTATAAGAGCAATACTATTAGGTTATAAATTAGCATTCCTGCCACACATTGACATAGACCATATTGATGTGGGTGGCGATGCTTACACTGAATGGAAACGCAAATATGCAGGCGAAAAAATGGAAGAGTTTTATAAAATCAAAGATGGATTAATAAATGGCACTATACCAATAAAAGTAGAACTATGATAGTAATAACAGTAGCAGATAACAGAAGTAAATGTTTCCAATTAGAAAGAAGTTTAAATCACTTTGGTTGGCAGTATCATATTATTGAAGTAAATCAATGGCAAGGCTTTGCAATGAAACTTAACAAGGTATATGAATACTTAAAAGCAAACCCAACTATTAAAGAATTTATATTTGTAGATGCGTACGATGCATTCTTTTTAGATACACCTGAAAATACTAAACGTAAGTTGTATTGGAATTGTTTGTTTAATTCAGAAGTAAACTGCTGGCCTGATGTAGACCAATTATCTAAATATGAAGAACGTGAGCAATACACAAAACCAAACACAAAGTTCAGATTCTTAAATAGTGGTGCATACTATATGCAAGCAGAAACATTTATAAAACTAATAGACAAACAAGGAATACACGACAGCGAAGATGACCAAAGAATAGCAACTAAATGGCTACTTGATAACCCAAGCATAGGTATTGACCATGATTGCAGAGTATTTCAAACATTATGTGGAATATTGCCAACTGATTACAAAATAGAAAATAATATATTTATAACTAAAGATAACTTTAAACCAACTATAATTCATGGCAATGGCAAAGCAGATATGAATTTTATATACGAATTAATACAAACCCAATAAAACCGTTTGTCTACACGATGAGCAAAACGCATTTATGAAAATAGAAACAGTAAAAATAAGCGCAGTAAAAAGCAATCCAAATAACCCAAGAATTATTAAAGATGACAAATTTAAAAAACTTGTAACATCAATAAAAGAATTTCCACAAATGTTGGATATAAGACCAATAGTGGTAAATGATGAAATGATAGTGCTTGGTGGCAACATGAGATTAAAAGCATGTATTGAAGCAGGGCTAAAAGAAGTAGCAATAATAAAAGCAAGTGAATTGACACCAGAGCAACAGAACGAATTTATAATCAAGGATAACGTAGGCTTTGGAGAATGGAATTGGGATGACTTGGCTAACAGTTGGGACACCGAGCAATTAACTGAATGGGGATTAGACATACCTAACTTTGAATTAACTAATTTAGAAGCAGAAGAAGATGACTTTGAAGCACCTGAAG